AAGACTTCTCAGTTCACCTCTATACGTAACACTGGTGGGTTTACAATGGCGTGTGGGACACGCTACCACCCCAAGGACATCTATGACACTTGGAAGGATCAGGCTTGTGAAGACTTTGACGAGGAAGGAAACTTCATTGGCAAGGTGAAGGTGTGGTCTATACAAGAGTATGTGGTGGAGGTTGATGGGATATTTACATGGCCTAGATCTGTACGGGAAGATGGTAAGGCCTTTGGCTTTGATCAGCGTTCCCTAGCACGTATCAGGGCTGAGTATATAGACAGAGTGCAGTTCCACTCACAGTATTATAACGACCCTAATGATCCTGGCTCTGAGCGTATATGTAGAGAGAAGTTCCAATACTTCAACCCACGTAAGCTCACACGAGAAGGCAGTAGGTGGATGTATGGTGGGAAGAAGCTTAACATCTATGCAGCAATAGACTTTGCATTCAGCCTCTCCAAAGAAGCTGATTACACAGCCATTGTGGTGATAGGCATAGACTGTGACAAGAACATATATGTACTAGACATAGACAGGTTTAAGTCTGACAAGGCTCACGTCTACTTCAAGCATATAGCAGAGCTACACTCTCGCTGGGGCTTTAATAAGCTGAGGGCAGAGGTGACAGTGGCTCAGACAGTTATTGTTAACAGCATTAAGGACTACTTGAAGAAGGAAGGGATGTCTCTTCCTATAGATGAGTTTAGGCCGGGTAAGACTGAGGGTAGTAAGGAGGAGCGTATTAAGGCTTCCCTAGAGCACCGTTATGACAACCTAGAGGTATGGCATTGTGAAGGCGGTTGGACACAGCAGCTAGAAGAAGAGCTTGTCCTAGCACGTCCTCCTCATGATGACTTGAAGGACTCCCTAGCATCTGCTGTAGACATTGCTGTAGCACCTAAGCAGTCACGGAGGAGTGGTGTAGAAGAGCTGCTCTCCGGTGGCCCACAGACATCATCGAGATTTGGAGGTATAGCATTCCGGTAACATACCCACAAGCCAAGGCCTACTTAGTAGAAGTGGGGCTTTGGCACAGAAACTTTACATACTATGACGGGTGGGTGGTGTTAGACATGGCCCAGAGAGAATATATTAAGAGGAACAACAAGTGAGCACGAAGGTAGCAGAGATTCAGCAAGCCACAGGGCAAGATGCAGAAGCTGCATGGGTGAGCCAATTGTGGGACAAGTTTAACCAACAACGTAGGGATAAGATTGAGGAGTGGAAGGAGCAAGATGCTTATGTATTTGCTACAGACACAACCACTACAACCAACTCTACACTTCCGTGGAAGAACTCCACAACCATCCCCAAGCTGTGCCAGATTAGGGACAACCTGTTCTCTAACTACGTATCAGCTCTCTTCCCCAATGACAACTGGGTGAAGTGGGAAGCATACAGCAGAGAGGACAGTGTAAAGGCTAGGTCAGAAGCTATTGAAGGCTACATGGCTAACAAGGTGAGGGAGAGTAAGTTCCGTACAGAGATGGAGAAGTGTCTGTATGACTATATTGACAAAGGCAATGCATTCGTAACTTCCTACTTCGAGTCACGCTATAAGGAAGCTGCTGATGGCTCTATCATCCCTGACTATGTAGGCCCAAGAGCAGGCCGTATCAGCCCCCTAGACATTGTATTCAATCCAGTGGCAACTAGCTTCGATGACAGCTTCAAAGTGGTGAGAAGCATCAAGACCATAGGAGAGCTTAAGAAGCTTGCAGCACAAGACCCCGACCAGAGGTTCTGGGCAGATGCTATCGAGCGTAGAGAGGGCTTACAAAGCTTAGCTGGTGGCTATAGCATAGAAGACTTTGACAAGGCTGTACAATATCAAGCTGATGGCTTTGGTAATATGTATGAGTATTACATGTCAGATTATGTAGAGATATTGGAGTTCTTTGGGGACTACCATGACTCAGAGACAGGTATGCTACAGACAGACAGAATCATCACTGTTGTAGATCGTTCTTACACTGTACGTAATGAAGCAATCCCCTCATGGTTCACAGGAGCTAATATACGTCACGTAGGCTGGAGATTCAGACCAGACAACCTATGGGCTATGGGGCCGCTAGACAACCTTGTAGGTCTCCAGTATCGCTTAGACCACCTAGAGAATCTGAAGGCTGATGCTATGGACTTGACAGTTCATCCACCACTGAAAGTGATAGGTGAAGTGGAAGAGTTTGTATGGGGGCCGGGTGTTGAGATTGGCATTGATGAGAATGGTGATGTACAGGAGCTTGGTAAGAACCTAAACGGTATTATGGCAGCAGCTAGTGAGATGGCAGCCATAGAAGACCGTATGGAGCTATATGCGGGTGCTCCTCGTGAAGCAGCTGGCATACGTACACCCGGAGAGAAAACCCTTGGAGAGGTGATGCAATTGGCTACAGCAGCAGGCCGTATCTTCCAAACTAAGGTGACTAACTTTGAAGTGAATCTACTAGAGCCTCTGCTCAATGATATGCTAGAGGTTAGTAGACGTAACCTAGACATCACTGACATCATTCGCATTACAGACAATGAGCTAGGCATACAGGACTTCTTGTCCATCACCAAGGAAGACATTACAGCTAATGGTGTAGTTAGGCCTGTAGGTGCTAGACACTTCGCTAAGCAGTCTCAGGACTTGCAGAATGTAATGACTGTATTCAACTCTCCATTAGGTCAGATGATTATGCCTCATACATCAGCTAAGGCATTGACAGACTTCGTAGAAGATATTACAGGGCTCTCTGGCTACTCTATCTTCACTCCTAACATTGCTGTCTTTGAGCAACAGGAAACTGCCTCTCTGGTGAGTCGGGCAGGTGAAGAGGCTTTGATTAGGGACACAGCCCCTACAATGGGTGAGTGATGAAGACAACTTGGACTAAAGGTGTAGATAGTCAACTGGAGGCAGACATTAAGTCTGCTTTCAAGTCTGCCACAGTGGTTAGAGGAAGACTGACGGACATCTGCAATGAGAAGATAGAGACAGCCCTCTCTACTAATAAGGCTCAATACGACAATCCTAACTGGTGCTATCAGCAAGCTGACATCATTGGTTACAGGAGAGCGCTAGAAGAAATAGTTAGCTTATTAGAAAAATAAATGTTGACAAAACCCAATATTTCTAGTATATAGTAGTATACTAAGAATATACAGATTATACAAACTTCTTATAATATAAACATTATATTAGATAATTTATTAATAACATAAAGGTTATATATGTCTGACCAGACAACAGCATTTGGTAATAATCAACAGCAGGAAACCCCTGCACAACAACCATCTCAAGAATCAGCTTTTACCAACCAGTTAAGCATGATTAAGAATGAGAATGGAGAGCAGAAATATAACGATGTCCCTAAAGCACTTGATGCATTAGCTCATAGTCAGTCTTACATTCCACAGCTTAAGTCAGAAGTTGATACTCAGGCAGCTGAAATTGCAAGACTAACAGAAGAGTTAAGTAAGAGAGCAGCAGTGGAAGATGTTGTAGATAAGCTCACTGCACAGCAGGCCCAACCTGAGTCTACCCCTCAAGTTAGTGGACTGAACGAGCAGGACGTACTAAACCTCGTTCAAAACTTCTCAGCTCAACAGCAGCAGCAATCAGCAGCTATGACAAACGAGAAGCAAGTTAGTGATGTACTATTCGGACAGTATGGAGACAAGACACAAGAGGTGGTCTCTGCTAAAGCTTCTGAACTAGGCATGACTGTAGAGGCTCTTAAGAGTTTGTCACAGACAAGCCCTCAAGCAGCACTTCAACTCTTCAACCAAGCAAGTGGCTCTCCTGCTCCTAAGATGACTTCAGGTAGCATGAACATTCCCACTGGCTTTCAGAAAGAAGAGGGCTTAGCGCCTCCAGAGAAGAGTCTTCTCCGAGGAGCTTCCACTAGAGAACAGATAGAGTACTTGCACAAAGTGCGAGACGCTGTCTACCAAAAACATAATGTTGAAACATAATTTGAGGAAATACAATGCAGTTAACAACTAATACTACAGCGTTCATCGAGCAGGAGATCTATTCAGACTTCATTCTGATGAACCTACACGATGGTTTGCTAGGTGAGCAATACTACCGTAACGTAGCAGACTTTGGTTCAGGTGATACAATTAACATCCCTACCATTGGTTCTGTAACAATTCAGGAAGGCACTGAAAACGAAGCCTTCACATACAACCCAATCGACACTGGTCGTGTAACTCTAGCCATCACTGATTATGTTGGTGATGCATGGTTCGTTACTGATGACATGCGTGAAGATGGTTATAACGTAGATGCTCTTATGGCAGCTCGTTCAGCTGAATCTACTCGTGCTCTACAAGAGAACTTTGAGACTCGCTTCTTAGCAGTAGCTAACGCAGCTCAGACTAATGCCAATGCAAACGAGATCAATGGCTTTGCTCACCGTATCGGTTCAGCTGAGACTAACGACATCTTCTCTACAGCACACCTAGTATCTATGCGTTTAGCTTTCGATAAGGCTAACGTACCAATGCAAGGTCGTGTATTCATTGCTGACCCAGTGGTTGAAGCAACCCTTAACAACCTAGTAACTATTACTAACGATGTTACACCTTTCGCAGAGTCAATCTTGCGTAGTGGTATGGCTTCTGGTATGCGTTTCGTAGGTCAGTTATATGGCTTCGACATCATCTTGTCTAACCGTCTACCTACTGGTAACTTCTCAGATGGTACTAACGCTGTAACAGGCGCTGTAGCTAACATTGCTATGTGTGTACTAGACGATCAGACTAAGCCTATTATGGGTGCATGGAGACGTCAGCCACGAGTAGAAGGTGAGCGTAATAAAGATCTACGCCGTGATGAGTTTGTTGTAAGCTCTCGCTTTGGTCTAGGTGCTCAGCGTGTTGACACGTTAGGTGTTATCATCACTTCAGCTACAGCGATTGCATAAGGAGAAGAATAATGGGTTTTGAATCAAATACAGGCCTAGGCGTAAACAACCACTATGGTGAGCGTCAAGTGGGTGGCTTTAAGGGCGGTGAAGCTCCTTCAGCTGGTGCAGAGAAAGAGATTAGTGTCAACTTTGATGGCAGCTCTACTGGTGTTAAAGTGGAAGTTCCACTAGGCGCTATCGTGACAGAGATTGTAGATTTCTTCACAGGCTCCATCTCAGCAGCTACAGTAGGTGCACAAGACATCTCAGCAGCTAATGGTGCAGTGGCTAACTATGTCACAGTGACTACAGCAGCTGACTTGACCATCACTGGCCCAACAGCTGGTACAGCAGTGGTTAAATACTTATACGTAGTGTAAGCTACATAAGTCTTTAAGGGGGAAGGGGAGCAATCTTCTCCCCCTTTATTTTTGTCTGGAGGAAATGAATGACAAATATACAGCATAAAGACATTCCTGAGGCCCAGCTACATGAGGTGAAGGGCGCTTCAACTTCTACTGCTGGACAAATACTAACTTCTACTGGTGGAGCTTCTGCTTGGGCCAGTGCGCCTACTGGTCTCTCAGTCAACCAAGGGTTTATTGACTACAGTGATGCAGGGACAACATCTACTCCTATCTCCCTCACAGCAAACACTTGGACAACTATTACAAACGATGGAGCTGGAAGCTTCACTAATAAGACTTACGCTCCAGAGTCTATACCAGATTTAATGGATGAGGTAAGCGCTTTTGATTTTTCTAGTTTAGACCTCGGCACCTCAGTACTAATACGTAATGACTTTTCAGTCACTCCAGACACAAACAATGCCTTACTAGAACTACGCTATCAACTAGGTTTAGGTGGTGCAGCATATACTCTAGAGACTATTCTGGGTAGGCTAGACAGTGGGTCAGGTATTCCTTACAGGTTCAGTCTTCGCCCAGATTTTATCTACATGGGAGATACTAACACAAGAGACAATCCGGGGTACTTGCAGATTAGACTTTCTTCTAATGGCTCTGTTGTAAATGCTGGTAGTGTTATACAGGTGATAGGCCGATGATTAAGATCTATAGGGACGAGGAAGCAAATGCAATATTTATTGAGAATGCTAACGGGGCACAGTTCCTAAATAGCCTACAGGCAACAGTCCCTTCCAGTGGCCTTGTAACCCTATTGGATCTTGCACGAGGCATTGATGTAGTGTCAGATACATCACACACCCAGTTTATCAAGGAAGATGGTATAGCCTACTCAGGAACAGCTATTGATGTGTGTAACACTTTAAACGCAATCTTCCAAACGTCAGGGTCTTCTCAAGGGCTTGCCCCAACTATCACTTCTTCACTTGCTATCAGCCTTACAGAAGGTGACTCCCTGAACTATGAATTAACAGCCGACTATGGAGTTGGTTACGAGTGGGACTTATCCAATGTATCAGGTGTAACGACTGTAGGAGGTAGTGTACGTAAGCTAATAGGTGGAAGCTCTCTAAGTGCAGGTACGTACAATATACCTGTCAAGGCTATTAACTATAATGGCGAGGACAGCGAGACTATTGTACTTACAGTTAGTACTCCCCCTTTTGCTGATACTAAGAGTATCCAGTTCAATAACCAAGACTATCTAGGGGCTAACGCTGCTTTACTAGATGCTACTTTAGGTCGAGCTTCTAACGGCTCAGGAGCTAGTGATGCTTGGAGTACAAGCTTTTGGTTCAAAGGTGGTACGAATAGTAGTAATGGGCAAACAATACTGTACTTCGGGGACAATGATGTTACTAATGGTGGGAATTTCCATCTTAAGTATCGTGGTGGCGCTAATGCCCTACGTGTGTCCTATGGCTCTAGCAATAACAAAGTACAGTGGACTAGCGCGAATGATGTCCTCCCCTCTGGTACATGGAAGCATGTTCTAGTTACTTACGATGGCGGGACTACAGGAGCTAGTAGTGGTAGTCTCAGTAGCTACTACAGTAGATTCACAGTGTTTGTGGACGGTACAGATATTATATCAGGCGGTACGTGGACGCATAGTAACTACGGGTACTCTGGAGGGATAGATGCAGATAACTTCAGAGTAGGTAGATACGCCAGTGGTAATTACTTACAATCAGATTGTAAAGTAGATGAACTGGCTATTTGGAACAGTGATCAGAGCAGTAACGCTAGTAGTATTTATAACTCTGGGAGTACGTTTGACCTGACTGCACTAGGGACTTCTCCTACGCACTGGTGGAGGATGGGCGATGGTGACACCTACCCAACCATACAAGACAATGTCGGCACTGCACACTTCACCATGTACAACATGACTGTTGCAGACATCGTAACTGATGTCCCATAGGAGGGCAAATGAGACGTAACCTTTTAGACATGGTACAAGAGATCTTGAGTGATATTGATTCAGATGAAGTGGAGTCTATCGATGACACTGTAGAGTCTGAGCAAGTGGTATCAATACTTAAATCAACCTACTATGCAATGATGAGTAATAGAGACTGGCCTCACTTGAGACGGTCTATACAGATAAGTAGTTTAGGGGACACATCTAAGCCCACACACATGAAGATACAAGACGGTGTGAAGGAGCTGTGCTTCCTTAAGTATAATAAAGAGAAGAGTGGTGCTACTAAGAAGGACTATGGTAGTGTAGAGTATTTACAACCAGATCACTTCCTACACAAGACTAACCAAGCGGATAGCAGTGCTTCTGATGTTACAGTAGTGACAGATGGTGGTGGTATAGAGGTGTTGATTAAGAACGACACAGCTCCCACCTACTACACTAGCTTTGATGATGAGTACGTTGTCTTTGATAGTTATGACAGTGCTGTGGATACTACGCTTCAAGAGTCTAAGATACAGGCTATGGCTTATGTTATGCCAGCTTGGTCATCAGCAGACGACTTCATCCCAGACCTCCCAGACAATGCATTCACAGCATTAGTGGAAGAGGCTAAGTCTAAGGCAGCTCTAAGGCTTGCACAGAAGGCTGATGAGAAGGCTGAACAGGAAGCTGGTAGACAGAACAGATGGCTAGCACGTAACGCTAGACGTATTAACGGGGGTATTCAATATCCCAACTATGGAAGAACAGGACGTAAGTAATGGCAGAATATAAAGGCTACGACATTGTGAATGCAGATGGTAACAACTGTCGGTTAAAGCGTATTAAGTCTATTGGCAAGGGCTCTATACCAATGGTGCTGACAGGTTTATACACCACTGAAGCAGACGCGATGAAAGCCATTGACAAGCAGAAGTCAAGTGACAAGGTGATTAGAAATGCCAAGAAGCAATCAAACGGGTGAGTTTAACACGTTTGTAGGAGGGCTGGTTACAGAGGCATCTCCTCTTACGTTTCCAGAGAATGCCTCCATTGATGAGGCCAACTTTGTTCTTAAGCGAGATGGTAGTAGGCAGAGACGTTTAGGTATGGCATATGAGTCAGGCCTAACTCCTTCCCCCATCTCCTACACAATTAGTCCTATTGGAGACATCACCGTCAGTGCCTTTGAGTGGGACAATGTGGGTGGTGTAGCAGGCAAGTCTTTTGTTGTATGCCAAGTGCATGACAAGGCATACATAGTTGACAGGGCAGATAGTACACTAGAGTCAGTGTCTTATATAAAAGAGACCATAGTGTTAGATGATACAACAGCTACACCAGCTAAGGCTTCCTTCTCCTCCATTGATGGTAAGCTTGTAATAGCATATGGTGTACCAACCATTAAGGTGGTGAGCTACTACTCAGACGTTGACAACTTCGTAGACCCAACAGAAGGAACAGTAGGTGTAGACCTTGCTATTAAGACAAGAGATTTGTTTGGTGTAGAGGATATTGTTGATGGCAGAGACTTGCTCTCTCCTGAGTATATCAACTACAGACCAACTAGTACAGACCCAGAACCAAACCACATGTACAACCTACGTAACCAAGGTTGGGCTGTACCAAGGTTGGAATGGACAGGAACCCTCAAGGCAGACCCTATCCTTGGGTTTGAAGATGGAGATACTCTTGGCAACACTCAGAGAGGCCTTCCTTCTAATGCAGATACACCAGTGTTGTCCATCTATGCTAATACAGCAGAAGCAGATAAAAACTCTGAACGATTTAATGATGATGCTTCAGCTAGACAAGAGCCAGCTAAGGCTAAGGCAGCTTCTGGACACTACATCATAGACTTGCTAAACAGGGGTCAATCAAGAGAAGATGAGTATGACAGGGGTTGTAACATTGTAGATGGTGTTTATATTAATGCCAATCCGGGAGCAACTCCTGAGTATGTTACTTTTAGATCAGCATCAATAAGCCTTCCTGTAGATAGGACAGAGGGTGGGGTGAAGGTTGTTGAAGAGTTTGCAGGGAGAGTGTGGTATGGTGGGTTCTCTAGTGAGCTTACAGGTGGTGACAGTCAGTCTCCCAACCTAGCTTCCTACGTCTTCTACAGTCAACAGGTGCAACATGACTCACAGCTAACACACTGCTACCAAGAAGGAGATCCTACAGACGTAGAGGCTCCTGATGTCTTAGACACAGATGGTGGCTTCATACGCCTCTCAGGGGCTTACAACATACAAGCTATGGAGAACATTGGTTCAGGCTTAATGGTGTTTGCTGAGAATGGTGTGTGGTTTATCGGAGGCAGTGACAGTGGTACATTCAATGCTAACAACCAGAGTGTATCTAAAGTAACAGAGCATGGTACACTATCTCCAGCTTCTGTAGTGGTAGTTGATGGTACAGTTATGTACTGGTCAGATGATGCCATCTACCACATCAAGCCTAGTCAGGTGGGGGACTACAGTGCAGAAGAGGTTAGTGTAAACATTCGCACTCTCTTCCAAACTATTGATGAAAGTGCTAAGGTGTTGTGTCAAGGCATCTATGATACGTATGAGAAGAAGGTGAGATGGTTGTACAACAACACGTACAACAACCTACCAGCAGTAGAGTTAGTGTTTGATATAGTGTTAGGAGCCTTCTATAAGTCTGTCATACAAGAAGACCCAACCACTTCTAAAATACCTGTAGTGCCAATACAAGTGAGTCCTTTTAATGTGGCTACAGTGGCTCTGAATGTGTTGTCAGCTAGTGATGAGGTGGTGAGTGATGTAGATGATGTTGTAGTAGATGCTGAGCTTGTCTCAGGAGGCTTCAGATCCACTTCCTACTTAACACTAGTCAACAGCGAAAACCCGGCTAGTACGTCTTTGACGTTCTCTACGTATAACAACTTAAGCTTTAAGGATTGGGGGACAAAGGATGCTGAAGCGTTTATGCTCACTGGTTACATTGGTACGGGAGATCATGCTAGGTATAAGCAAGTTCCTTACATCTACTTTCATCTCCTACGTACAGAAGATGGCTTTACTGACACTGGTGATGACTTTACTGTCAACAATGAATCTTCTTGCTTAGTACAAGCACAGTGGGACTGGACTAACTCAGCTGCTTATGGTAAGTGGGGAAGAGAGTTTCAGGCCTACAGATATAAGAGACGTTACACACCAGATGATGTGACAGACGAATATGACTACGGCACCACTACCATTGTAACTAAGAATAAACTTAGGGGCAGGGGACGTGTGGTTAGTTTGTTAATTAGCTCTGAAGAAGATAAAGACATGAAGCTCCTAGGGTGGAGCATGACAATTGGAACCAATACAAATACATAGGTGATATATGGGATTTAGTTTTACTGATATAGTAGAAACTCTTGCCGGTGGCCTTGGTTATGAGGCCTTCTTTGCAGGGGACAGGCGTGCTGCTAGGGCAAGCAGAAGAGCCCACAGAGCAGAGGCTGAGTCTAGACGAGTTAGTGGTGCTCAACAAGAGAACGAGAGACAAGCTGCTATTCGTAAGCAAGTGAGAGAAGAGAGGGTGAGGCGTGCTCAGGTGATGAGTGCAGCTGAGGCTAGTGGTGTAGGAGGCAGTAGTATAGAGGCCTCTACCATTGGCAGTGGTCAGACATTGGCAGCAGCAGGTCAAGCCTTCTCATCTGGTGCAACCATCTCTGCCAACTTACAGTCTGACCTCCTACAAGGAGCTGCTGACTTTAGGGCAGAGGGACAGAAGGCTATGGCACGACAAAAGATGTTTAGAACAGCCTTTGATATAGGTGTTAAAGCCGTTACGGCAGGTGCAGGCTAGGAGTAGGTATGGAAGATTTATTTGAAGTGGAAAGTGATGGGCAAGACTTGTCTCTGTTTGAGCCAGAGCCAGCAGATAAGTCTGCTGTAAATACTTCTTCCTCTGAGAAGAACTTAATAGCTCAAGCTGCAATAATTGATGGCTCTGATCTTGTGACTACCTTCCAAGCTATCTCTGCATTAGAGCCAGAGGAGAAGAAGGTGGCCCTAGAGGGGATCAGTCGAGATGCGAAGGAAAGTGAGAACTCTGCTAATCTAGACATTGTATCCTCCCTCCTACAAGACCCAACTATTGATGATGCTACCAAAGAGAACATCTTAAGATCTTACCAAGGTGAGGCTATCAAGCCGTACAGCAGTCTTGTGGGGACAGCAGAGAAGCTTCACATCTCAACTAAGGGCGGTGAGCCTGAGTCTGAGGAGCGTAGGTTGGCAAGCCTATCTAGCCTCATCTCTCCTGTGATGGAAGAGGTGCAGTTGGCACAAGAGGCCATAACAGCCCTTGCATATGATGAAGAGGGAGAGGCAGTAAGCCTAACTAACAACTTTGGAGATCTTACAGAACTCCTCATCATGCTTAACGAGCAAGTGTATGCTAAGCAAATAAGAAGTGCTGTAGATACAGGTGAAGTGAGTAATGTAAGGGAGCTTATTAACTTTGCATTGTTGGGCGAAGGGAAGATAGACTTAAGAGAGAAGTATGAGAGGTTTACTCCAGACGAGCGTAAGGCTTTCCTAGAGAAGTCTTTCAACATCTTCAACAATGCCAAGACTATGAATCTCCTGAATGACAATGACCTCATTCAACTAGATAGTTTCATGTCCGTAGCAGACCCTGAATATTACACAGGACTAGACCGCACCTTAGACAATGCAGGAGCAATACTAGACTTAGTCCCTGTAGTAAACATTGTAGCTAAAGCCTTAAAGGGGGTGTATAAGTCCTCTAAGGTGACAGCCCTAATGCAGAAGGCAGGGCTTAGACGTACAGCCTCTGAGAAGCAACCAGCATCTGTTGTCTCATTAGCGGAGCAAGTAAATCCAGAAGCAGCTAGGGATATGGCTAAGACTATTGTAGAGGATGTGACAGGGGAAGCTGCTGAAGTGTTAGCAGGCACCACTCGTACAGAAGCTGTAGTAGAGATGACAGCACCACAGGTGAAGACACCAGATGGTTCTGTCGTGGCTAAGCCCTATGCTATGGACAGGGAGATATTAGATGCTGCCTACCATGAGTCAAGTAAGATGGAACGTACTCCTACAGAGAAGGCTCAAGCTCTTAAGGACACTAAGAAAGCCTTAAGTGATGTGGAGAAGTTGGCTCGGTATGATGGTGGTGCTACAAGCCATACCCTAAGAGACAATGGCTCTATTGGTATTACAGAGAGCTATGTTGCTAGAGATGGTGCTTTCAGCTCTGCTGAAGAAGCTATTAGCACTGCCATGCAACAGCTAGAGTATTATGGTGTGAAGGAGAGTGATGTCACTGTAATGCGGAAGTCTGGTACTGAGTGGGTGGAGACTACAGCTAAGGAAGCTACTGCTAAGAATGCGCTAAGAGACGCAGCCACCAAGAAAAAGAAAGCACTCCCAGAAGAACTTAAGAAAGTTAATATGCAGGATGAGTATGCTGTAAGGGTGGATTTTAACTACCAACCTAAAGCTGTAGATATTGTACGAGATGACTTAGATGTTAAACTAAACTTCTTAGACAGACTAAGCAGTAAGGCACCAGTTCCCGGTAAGTCAACAGCAAGCCGCTACATCTGGCAAGTAGCACACATGCTAAATCCTACAGTTACACATGCTTCAGTAGCTGCTGTAGATAGGGGGAATAGACTTCAGAAAGTAATCATGGACAAGTTTACCAAGGGTGTAGCAGAGCCTATGGGGAATCTCTCTGATGCCAAGGCTGAACGTCTCTCTAAGATTATGCATGACCAGAACATGGCTCGTCAGAACTTTAAGAGGGAAGATCTTGAGAGGCTTGGGGTGACGAGTGAAGCTGAGTATAAAATCTTAGACAACTGGAAGTATATGAATGACCAGTTGTGGCACTTAACTAACATGGACATGGCTAAAACCTTAAGAGAGAAAGACTTCTCTATGTACAAGGACACAGCTGCTGACACCATGTTTATTGGTAAGGTGTTGCCTAGGAACCTGCCTTTAGCTAAGCGTCCTTCAACCATCTACGACCCAGCAGAGGGTAAGACTAAACTTACCTCTGACTCATGGGCTAAGTGGGATGAAGAGGGCAATAAGGTATTTGAGCTTAAAGAGCCTCAGATCATTGATGACATTGAAGTGAAGCATGTCCTAGTAAGACAAGGTGATAGCAGTAAGTATGTGAAGGCTGTTCAGGATGATGACACCATACTCCCATACATTGAAGGCTGGTCTCATGTTGAATACAGAGACCCCTACTTCATTGACAGAGTAATGGTTGATGCTAATGGCCTAGAGGTGCCTTCTACTAGACAGGCTATCCTCACTTCTCCTGAGTCTAAGTCAGCAGCCCTTGCTGTTGAGAGGCTTACAGAGAATGCCTCTAACGCACTGAAGGGACGAACTTGGAAATATACACCACGTAACTCTAGAGACCTAGATCAGACAGAGATAGCCCTTAAGAAGTTTGAAGTGGCTAGTTCAGCTGGACTAACGTCTCAACGTAAGCGTGGTAAGACACTACAACAGTTTGACTCTTCTCGTACAGGAGATATGTCTCCTAACGTAGCAGACCCATTAGATAGCTTTAAGAACTCGGCAGCGGAGTTAGCTAGACGTGTCCCTATGAGGGAATATCTAGATGACTTAGAAGCTCGGATCTTACAGACGTATAAGAAGGTGCTGCCCACTGATGACTATGGGAGACCTAAGATACCTAACGCAGACGAGAAGTTTGTAGGGGGAGATAAGTTAGGTTCTGAAGGCAATAAGCTAATGGCTGATGCCAAGTCAATGATTGAACATTACAACTACTTGAAGTTTGGTTATTACAATAGTATTGATGGTGCTTGGAAGCAGGCTATTAATAACACAAGTAAGTTTGTAGGCTTAGCCTCAAGACGCTTGGAGAAGGGAGTTCATGCTATAGGAGAGGAAGTTCCTTCCCTTATAGGTGTGTTCAAAGGGACAGCATTTAATGCTCACATAGCATTATCAGCTCCTCCCTCCCAGTGGATGGTGCAAGGCTTACCAGCTCTTATGAATGGCCTCTTACACCCACAGTATGTGATGAACTTCAAGAGTGGCCTATTACCTGAAATGAGAAAGTTGGTGATTGGCATTACTAAGGAAGGGGATGAGGCAGCTCTTGTCAAGCAAGTTGGGAAGGAAGAGGCAGCTAACATCATTCAGCTTCGTAAGGAGTGGGACAGGACAGGCTTTGCTGTAGGTGTTGATAAGCACTTGTTAGTAGAGAACGGCCTAGAGAGTATGATGCCTACTAACAGGTTTCAAACAATTAAGAAGCCTGTAAACTGGCTGGTTGATAAGGGGCGTGAGCTAGGCTTTGATAAGGGTGAGACTTTCCAGCTAATGGCCTATTGGTTGTCTGCTAGAAATGATGCCCTTAAGAGTGGCAAGTCTATGAAGAACGCAGCTGACTTTGATGCTGTAAGTGCTAAGACTCGTACTCTCACTATGAACATGAACAAAGCTGGGGAGATGCCTTGGAACAAGGACAGCCTTAGCCTTTGGACACAGTTTATGATTAGTCCATACAAGGCTCTTAGTATGTTTACTACCAGAGGACTCAGCTGGCAGGAGAGGTCTAGTATTGCAGCTTGGCAGTTCTTGATGATGCCAGTGCCATCTACACTCTCATACCAATTGAGAGCTGCTGTAGGTGTTGAAGGGACAGAGGGAGATGCTGCTACAGAGATTATTACTAACGGCCTCCTTGGTGGTAGTATTAACTTCTTAGCTAACCAAGTGTTTGAAGACATTGGTAGTGCCTCTTGGCAACGTAATGTTCAAGTAGACCCGGAGTTTGCTGGAGTGTTCTCATTAGTGCAGCATCTGACAGATGATCCCACTGGAACAAACTGGTTACAAGCAATGGCTCAAGCTTCTCCTTCTCTAAGTATGTTTGAAGGGTATAATCCATACGTTAAGAACTTAGCAACTTCCTTTGGTAAGCTTATTACCGCTCCAGTGCAGGAGACTAAGGAAGACGAGTGGTATTACTTGAAAGCATTCGCTGGAGAGAATGGTGCTTTGTGGCAGTATAGTGCATTAGGACGAGGACTCAGTGCAGGATATAAAGAGCTTCTGACTGATGAACTAGGCAAGCGCTACAGTGCAATATCTAGTAAGCTTCAGGATGAGGACGTTAGCTTCATGGAGACGTTCGCTAGAGCAGCCTTTGGCTTAGAGACTTCTTGGCAGACAATGGCTCGTAGAGGTAATATGGAGCTGTATGACGCTAGTAAGGGAATGAGGGAGGATGCTGACCTGCTCATTAAAGAACTAGAGCGAGAGGCAACCATACAGGGCTTTAATATGGATGATCCTAAGAGGGCTCCATACTTACTACGAGGCTTCTTTAAGGCTTTCCCTGAAGGGAGACCACCACCAAAGATGGCTGCATACATTATGAAAGAGCTGAGACCTAAGATGAGCCTAACAGACCAGCTACTGAGTGCTGCTGGTTATGGTGTGGAAGAAACTGACAAGTTCTATAAAGCTATGGGCAATGCTAATGAGGAAATACAAACGATGCGTGAATGGCATGAGAGTAATAGAAGAGTGGGAGAAGTGAAATGACATTTGATGCCAGT